GTCGAAAAGGAAGTCCACCAGAGATTTGGTGGCACACTGGAGCCTGTTGGCGAATGGATCAATTGCGATTACTGTGATGGCAGTGGCGAAGTGGAGGATGAAGACGATGAGCGATGAAACAGTGATTGAGTTTCCGCAGCCCCTGTCCAGTCTAGATCGGCAGTTTGAGGAGCTTGAAAGGCAGCGCGAATTAATCAGGGAACAGGCGCGACAGCTTGCGGCTGTTCACAAGCCCAAATAGCCGCTATAATGCCCCTATTCCATTTAGGGGGTGATGACCCATGATTGATCCTGTAAGCGCCTACGCTGCCGCCACAGCCGCCTATAAAGGCGTTAAAATGCTGCTTCAAGCTGGCCGTGAAATCGAAGACGTTTCAAAGCAGCTTGGGTCTTGGTATAGCGCAGTGGCCGATATTACTCGCGCCGAATCGCAGCGCAAAAATACAACGTGGCTGGAAAAGAAACAGCACGGTGAGGCATCGATTGAGCAAGAGGCGATGGACATCACGATCCGCGCCAAAAAATTAAAAGAGTTTGAATATGAAATTCGCGTAATGTTGGACTATAGATTTGGTTTAGGCACCTATGAAGGTATGCTTGATATGCGCCGAAAAATTAGGGCCGAGCGAGAGCGCACAGTATACGCCGCAATGGAGAGCAAGCGCCAAATGGCAAACAATCTTGCAATCACGGGATTGGCTTTGGGCATTGTGGCCGTGCTGGGCGGTGGCCTTTATCTGATTGCGCTTGCGCTATGATTAAAATTTTATTGCTGTCAGTAACGCTGGCTGGCGTTGCCAATCCCACCCACGTACCGTGCAGCTTGTGGAAGCGGATTACTGACAAAAATACTGGTCAGAAAATTTGCGTCTATCGCTTCTCAGCGGGATTTGGGGGGCTTGGATATCACTATCCAACGCTGTCGTTCTCTGAATGCCCCCGCATTTTTCAGTGCGTCTATGAGAAGAAAGACAAAAGACCCACCCTCAGTGAGATATTGGATGGGTTAAGGGACGGCTTCTGAGCTACTGAGCGGCCTCTCGTACCTGTGCCGCTGCGTCAGTGCCTCTGAGAGCCTCTATGAGCGACCTTGTTAATTCTTTGTCACTAAGATCAACTTTTTGATCTTCGGCGGTAATTTCCATAGCATCTTTTATTTCAGTCACATCTCCTGTTACGTCTGATGTTCCAAATGAATATGCCCCTGACGCAATAGCTGATGTCAAAACCTTTGAGACTAACTTAGCCTGCGTTTCGTTTAAGGCATCGCCATCCATTGCACGTTGGACAAGCCTTAAAGCATCTTGAGCTTGCCTACCCCGAAGGCCAACAAATACAGATGCAATTTCATCGTAAATCCCCATTTTACGCAAAGTACGGGCCTCTGGTGTCGTTCCAGTCATTACTTGAATAAGACGTTTGCCTGCGTTTACTGGTTCGCCTGATGCAAGTGTGGCAAGTGGCCCTGCCTCAGTAATTTCATCAGTTTTTTTATCAATAGCAATTCGCCGTTGTGTCGCGCTATTTCTAGATATTGCTGCTCTTAATTCAAGAGAAACAACCGCTTCATCCAATTCTTCATACAAGCGGTCTGCATTTGCACGGCCAAGCAATAATTGCATTTTTTCACGACTAGATCGGCTGCGTAAATTATTTGCCAATTTTTGAAATTCTCTAATTTCAATATTAGCGTCTGAAGCAACAGCGTTTACTCTGGCAAGAGTATCATCAATGCTGCTTCTTAGTCCTTGAGATGCTGCTTCTATTTCAGTCCGACCAAATCCTCGTAGAGCTTCCCGAAGATTGTCTCTTGTTGTTCCACTGTTTAAAATACTATACCCAGCATCTATTGCATTAATTCTTTGAATAGCATCTGCCGCAGTATCTAACGCAACGCCATATTCTGGAACTTCACGTCTCATTTGCTTTCTAATTAAACGCTGTAATTTTGCTGTAGCACGGCCCAAAGTTGTAGTGCCACCAAGTTTTCCCATGCCATCTTGCGCGTCAGCAACATCTTTCAATGCACGGGTGATATAATCAAGCTGCCTAACATCTGGTAGTCGAGTAAACACAACGTCACCGCTGTCAGAAATTTGTGCTAAAATTTGTTTACTTTGCAAACCTTCAATTTTCATTAATTTATTTGCTTGAGTAATTGCTTCTGGTGGGACACGTTTTAAAAGTGCCGTAATAGTTTGACCCCGTGTCCCAGCATAATTTATAGCTTTGCTGTACGCATCTTTATATGTTGCGTCTCTGTCAAACTTTGTTCCTTCTCTAATATTGCGCGTTGCCGTTCCCACCCCCTCTGGAATGCCCAGTATATCATCAAGGACTGTGGTCATACGATCACCAGCCTGTTCAGCGCGGCCCTCAACGGCCTCACGAACAAATCTTGGTGCGTTACCTCCAGAAGTGACAGAAACGTCTAAAAGGTCTTGTGTGGCAGGCCCAGCGTCTGCCAGCATAGATGAAGAGCCAGCCCGTTCCAAGGCAGTCTGGGCTGCATCAAGATCATCGTTTTCAAGCGCAGTACGAACCACTTTCGCCGCAGGAACAGTAATTCCAAGCGTTCTTGCAATTTCTGCTACAGACCTACCTTTAACATTTTGCCATAGAGCTTTTATGGATGCAGATACAGCAGGAAAAAGCCCACCAGTTAAACCACCTATGCCACCCCCCATAATAGAATCGTCTAGCATTTCTCCATCACGGCCATATCCTGATATAGCGCCTTCAGCCGCCCCCACTGGGGTAGCTACAGCAGCCCCACGCAACATTTGGTTTGCCACTGATGCGCCACCAGTTACAAATTCAGCCACTCTTAATGGTGTGGCGGCAATCATGGCTGGCGCTGATGCCAATCCAGCCGTAACGCCCAAAGCTAAAGCCTCTTTTGGATTGCGATCTTTAACTGCTTGAGACGCAAGCCTAGTGGCGTCACCAGCTTTTTTACCATATATCGCTTCGATTACTTCGTCTGTATATGTTCCGACAAACGGCACATCTTGTAATGCAGATGCAGCGCGTGATGCCACAGGATATTTTTGTATCACTTCATCTTGCATTTTTGCGCGATTAGTTTCGGCAGGAGTAATGCCCTCCATAATTCCAGCAATGACTTGTGGGTCTGATGTCACATAGCTGGGAGATATAAACATCTGTTCACCAGTGTCAGATTTAACAAGAATTTTGCCATCATCATTTTCTGCAAGAACTTTATATCCAGCACTTATAGCTCTATCCAAAGCAGATTTTGGCTTTGGGTTTTCTTCCACTACAAGACCTGATTGAGCGTCTTTTAAGGCTTCTGTAAGAGCATCTTCATCCATTATTTTACAATTCCCAATCTTTTGGCTAACTCTAGTTTTTGTTCTGGAGTCAAACTTTCAACATCAATTAATTTTATTTCAGATGTATCCATTGTTGAAAAATCAAGATCAACATTTGCGCCACCAGAAATGGTTCCAGCAACTTGCGGAAGAACAGCCGTCAGGCGTCTTTGTCTTTCTCTACCAATTTTGATGATGCTGGCAAATTGGGTCAAGCCTTCTGCAAAGGCTGTTGGACTTTGAGCGCGATCCAGCATAGCAAGTGCAGCGGTTGCGGCCCTACCTTCATTCTCTGTAATTGCACCAGCACCCTTTAAAGTTTCAAACGCTTGTGTAAATGCGTTTGATTCTAAGAATTTAATTTTTACCACTAAGTCTGTTTTTTCTTGGCTTTCAAGAAATGTGTCTCTTAACCCTTCTATTGGCCCAAGAACTCCGCTTAAAAACTCATTGGGTGGTATTGCTGCAAAGCCATTCCCCGCTGGTCTTCCGATAATTTTTTCTACGTTTTGCAGCAAGAAGTCAGCACTTTGCATATTTGCTTCATAACCTGTTCTTTTTAATTCAACCTCTGTTGCTGCTTCAGAGCCGGGTATTACTTGCTGCACAATATTGCCGTCTCCTAAATCAAGTTGGACATATCCCGGCGTAACTCTTCCTGTTTTTTTAC